CCCCCTACATTGGGTCCACCTACATCTCCACCAAAAACTAGTGCTGCAGTTTTAGTACCTGCTCCAGCTAATTGACCTCTTGCAGTATTTAAATCTCCAGTTTCTGCCCAGTTAGTTCCATTCCATTCTTCTGTTAATGCAGCGTTAGATGGATAAGGGTTTCCTCCAGCACATAATGCTGATGTGTTGTCTACTCCTGCAGTTCCCATTTGTTGTCTAGCAGCTTGTAAATCATTTACTTCTGTCCAGTTAGTTCCGTTCCATAATTCAGTTTGTTGTTGTGGTGATACGTTTCCTCCAAAAGCTAAAGTTGAAGTTGATGTTCCAGTTCCCCCTAAATAACCTCTTGCCGTACTTAAATTGTTTACTTCAGTCCAACTAGATCCATTCCATAGTTCTGTAACATCTTGAAGTTCATTAGTTGGTCCACCACCAACTCCTCCAAAAGCTAATGCCGCTGTGCTAGAACCAGAACCTGCTAAAGTTTGTCTAGCAGTGTTTAGATTACCACCTGTAGCCCACGAACCAGCTGATGTTACATTTGGATATAGATATTTGAAATCTTTGTTAGTGCTATCGTACCATAGCTCACCTTCCACGGCTCCTGGGTAATTACCAGCGTAGTTGACAACCGAAGTTCCAACTTTCTCTTTATAAGTAGCCATGATTATTTATTCTTTAGCAACCAACCCTGAGTTCCATCCGTATAAACCAAAGTATTTGCTGCTCTTTCTACTGAAACTGTTAAATCTGCTGTTGAACCTAAAATTTTTTCGGAACCATTTGCTGCGATTGTAAATGTATTAGAATCAAATGTTCCTGCATAATCTGCAAAAGATATTTCATTTCCTAAAGTTCCAGCCGGTAAATTCATAGTTACAACACCACTTGTAGTGTTTACAAAATAACCTTCACCAGCTACTGCTGTGAAAGTAGAAGTTTTTACTGCTTGCCATGAAGTACCACCAGAATTATCTACAAAAGATAAAACTCCAGAACCGTTGGTAGTTAAAATTTGATCTGCAGAACCATCTGCTGCAGGAAAAGTTAAAGCATCAATAGTGACTGTTCCAGAACCTTTTGGTTGTATTGATACACCAATGTTAGTATCACCACCAGATGCAGTAAATGTTGGTTTGTTTCCTGTGGCTGCATTAGCATATGTAAGCTGATTAACAGCTGAACCTGTTGCAGTTAATAAAAATAATTCGTTTCCGCTAGTATCTAAAATAGAAGTGCCTATTTTAGGTGATGTTAAAGTTTTGTTTGTTAAAGTTTGAGTACCCGTTTCTGTTACTGTACCTGCTGTGGATAAAGGTATTTCATAAATATCCGGATTTGTGCCGTCGTTTTTAGATGCAGTAATAAGTTTCCAACCCTTATCAGTTGTCGCCCAAGTAACTGTATCACCTGACCCTGAAGCATATTTTAATTGAACTGTATAAGAACCACTTGTGCTATTTTTAATAAAATAAGTATTTTCAATATCTAAAGGAATTGTAACAATTTTATTTCCTGAAATTGTTTCTGGAGATTCTGCACCAAGAACAATAACTCTAGATTGAGCTGTACCTGTTAAACCACCATCTGATACAGTTAAAGCTGTTGTATTAGCTCCAGCTCCTGCTGCATTTAAAGTAGCTACAACGTAACCACCAGTTATACCTTCTACTAGATTTAAATTTGCGTTTGTTTTTGTTCCCCAAGTACCGGCGTTTTCACCAGTTGCCATTAATTCGACACCAAGAGGTGTGTAAGTTGAAGCCATAAATTTTGTTCTCCTAAGCTACGTGCGTTACGTCTGTATACGATGTTTCAGCTGTAACGTCAACATCAGAATAACTTGCACTATTTGTTTTATTGACAGCACTATAACTTGTATTGCCTGTAATATCAACATCTCCATATCCTAATGGAGTAACATTTCCAACAGAAGATTGAGCCTCTACTCCAATTAATCCTATAGCATTTTCTGTTGGAGTTATTGTACCAACTACCGATGTAGCACTAACTCCGGTTAATGAAACTCCTATTCCAACTGTTAAAGATCCTACAGAAGATGTTGCTTGTTGGCCTGTTGGAATTTGAGAGATCTGTTCTTGTAATAAACCTACAGCAGATGTAGCCGATACTCCAACTAAACCTATTTCTACTGCATCAAGAATTATACCACCTACGGCAGATGTTGCAGATACACCTGTTAATCCAATAGTAGCTTGTGTTATTAAAGGAGTGCCAATACTAGAAGTAGCTGATACTCCTGTAGGTACAACTACACAATCTATAATAGTTGTTAAACTGCCTACAGTCGATGTAGCTGATACTCCAGTTGCCGATATAAGTTCTTCTGGTAAAGCTGTTAATGATCCAACACTAGAATTTAATATAGTTAATCCTGATAGTTGGACAAGTTTATTAAATGAATCTCCATAAGGTTCTTCACCCCAACCATTTCTACCCCAACCAACTAAAGTACCTGCGTTATCAAAATCACCTACTTCTGATGTAGCCTGTACACCTGTTAAATCTGCAATAGATAATACACCTGTTGTTATAGAACCAACAGAAGAAGTTGTACTAACACCTGTTGGTATGACAGTTTGTGTGTCAAAAGCAGTAACACTTCCAATTGCAGAAGTTGCTTCTTGTCCTGAAAGCTGTACAGAATAATCTACACCCCAAGCAGAATTACCCCATTCTTGTCTGCCCCAACCTTCTGTATTAAAAGCGTCTACAGCACCTACAGTAGATGTAGCTGATACACCGGTTAACGTAACATCAATAGCATCTTGACTACCATATTCGTTTGCACCCCAGGACATAAGTCCCCATGAGTTTCCGTCAACAGTATTAGCTTGTCCACCCATTCCTGAGTGATTTGTACAATAATAGTAAAGAGTTGGTGCACTTTCAGCTACTACAATTTGAGTGTAGGCTCCATCATTACCTGGGCTACCATTTGTAGTTACACCCGTAGTATACTCGTCACCTCCACTATGTGTTCCATCACTAGTTGTTGAAAATCTTAAAGGATGACTACCATTTGAACTATCTGATTGATCAAATTTATATGTACCACCTTCACCTAAAAGTAAAGTAGCTTGTTGTACTCCGTCAATAAAATATTTATTTCCTGAACCGGTACTGACTACCGTTACTGTAAAAGTTCTAGTAACGGACATCCGTCGTTACTCCCTACGCTATACGAAGAATTGCGTTAGATGCGTCTGCTGTTGGAAATTGAATTGTAAAAGTCCCACTTGATACTGTCTTGTCTCCACCAAATGCGATTGCACAAACTGCTCTATCAGCGTTTGTATCATTATAAATTAAACAACCATTAGCTGTAAATGAAGCAGAAGTAAAACTAATATCTGCAAAGTCACAACATGCAGTGTCTGTAGATAAAGCAGGTGTAACACTTGTAAGTGCTTTTCCACCAGCTGTGTAAGCAGATCCCGATGTGTTAGAAATTTCGTTTGATGTACTATACGCTGTAGTTGATTTATTTAAAGTAGCACTACTTGTGTATAAAGCTAATTTAAAACTGTTTCCAGATGACGCTGTAAAATTGTGTAAAGCTTGTAAAACTTCTGCTTTAAAACTGTTACATACTGCCGATGTTATTGCCATAATATTTTACTCCTATTTACGGAGACGGTGACTTGACTGGTATTCTAACTGTTCCGTCAGTATAATCATCTCGTCTTCGTCTTCCAAGTTGCATACCTGCAAACTGTTGTACTGCATTTTTATATCTATTTTCATAGTATGTCAACATATCCATTGGACCTTTTAAATATCCAAATGCCTCTACTAAACATGCATATAATAGACCTTGTGGAAAATATGTGCTTAAATAAGTATTGTTATTAAAACCAGTGCCAGATCCAAGACCATTAGGCATTTTGTTATAATAGATTCTAAATTTGTAAGCTGCGTCAGGTGTAGGAGCTATATACATACCTCCAGATGATGTGTCTGTAGTATTATCTGCACCACCAAACATTGCATAATATTTAGGAAATCCTGTAACATCCTGTGCTGTTAGATCTCCTTCTGGTCCTGTTAATCTGTCTGTATATTCTGATAAATAAGTTTGATCTTTTTTTTCTAACCAAGTTCCGTTACCTTGTGTGTTAGCTGTAGAGTTAAATACTTCTACACCTCTAACAAATAAAGCTCCAGCAGGAGAATTAATTGTATTATCGTCTGCTGCAAATGTACCTTCTTGAACAAACCTTTGAGAATCCATAGGAAGCTCTTGATAAATTCTAAATTCAGCAGCCATAATAATTCCATCAACAACAGTTGTAGTTAAAACATCAGAACTTACTTCTGTGTAATCTCTTATCGCTGTAGTTAATGTGCTGTAATCGTATTTTTTAACTCCTGACATAATTAACCTCTATCATTTATGGGTCCAATTGTACACTGGAAACCACCTCCTGTTTCTGTGCCTGATGCAGCGTTAGTTAAAGTAACATTTATACCATCAAATTGTGTAGTTGTAGATGGTTGACCTGTACTTGGCACTGATGTTTCATTTAAAGAAACAACTTTATAACAACCAAAAACTTTTGCTAAATTAGAATGAGATCCAGCAACTGTTGATTCTGGAGAAACCCCTCTGTAAGGAGCACTTGTTCCTCTAGTACAACCAGTTAATTGATGTGTAGATCTTCCTGTGTATTGTATAACTTCATTTTGGTATGTTCCAACAAGAAGTGGGTCTGTTGTATCAGAAGAGGTTAAAACTTTTTCTATCACAATAAAACCTGAAGTAGGGAACTGGGATCCATCAGTTAAATTAATTGTAGTAGCAGTATCCGTTATTGCTCCATTTAATGTTGTAGACATTTGTAGTGTTGATACTGCAACACCACCCACCGGAGATTTTACATTTCTAAATCTTGCAAAATCATTTACTTGTAAATTACCATTTGGAAAATTAATTTTTAATGTAGTATTAGATGCAGTTACAAAAGGATTTTCTGGTAAAAAATCTTCTGTTGGAAATTCTGTTCTAGCAGTTCTTGCTCTTTGTAAAGCTTGTGGATCTGCACTTGTTGGTTTAGGATCTAATTGTGGTTGTTTAGGCTCGTACTCTGAAACATGGACCAGGGCACCATTCCATTCTCTAACCATTTCATTATATGGAAAAGCCATACCTGATCTATCTGAGATAGCTAAAGCAAATTTACCTGATGCAAAAGTAGTCATTAGACTCCTGGGTAATAAATTTTAGGTGATATGTAAGTAGAATTAGAAGAACCGTCTTCAGACTCTGCTCTTTTTAATTCATCTTCATATAATAATTTTAATTCTTGAACTCTTTGTGGTGCATATTTTATAGCTAAGTAATAAGCTAAACCCATTATCATACAAGGTACAAATCTATAAGGCACGTCAGTTGCATTTGTGTACGCACCTACATCATCAATTCTTTTTGTGTAATAAAAATTAATATAGTTACCATCTTGGGCTGAACCAGGAGTTAAATATAAAGTCATTGTAACTTTATCTATAAATCTTTGAACCCAATATTGAGTTGGTAAACCTGTAGAAGTTTTATTTGAAAATCCTTGATACTGTGATCTACTAATTCTTGTCATAGGTGTATCAACTGAAGTTGCTTTAACTCTATGATTAGCTTCTTGAATATCTGTCATTCCAATTGGAAATTGTAAAACGGCATCACTTGTACTATGAGTTGCAGCCGTACT